GAGAATGATGTGTACAACCTGATGGGTGAACTAAACATGCAGGGCAAAAACTTTATGAGCGAAGACAAGTTAGTTAATTTTGCACGCACCTTCATGGATCACTACGAAGCCAACGGATGGATAGTAGGCAAGGCATCAATGAAGGACTGGCAAAGTACAGTGCGCAATTGGATGCGCAGGGAGTGGGAAAAAATTACAAATCAAAAACCAAATCAATATGCAAAACAACCTAGTACCACAGCAGAACACGTTGCAAAAGCTGAACAACTTTTCCGCGATGCAGTCGCTATCAGTCGAGCACGCGATGAAGCAAGACAAGATAGCACTGCTTCGTAAACTTGACCGAACAACTACCAAGATTAAAATCATGGAATTGGTTACGCGATGTACCCAACTGCTCAATGTGCAAAACAACATGAATGCAATGCAGATTGAATTCTGCGCTGAAAACATTCTCGATAAGATGTGGATGTATAGCCTGGAAGATATTCAGTTGTGTTTAGATCGCGGTGCTATTGGTGCGTATGGCACCATATACAACCGAATCGACCCAGCTACGGTGCTTGCATGGTTTCCGTTATATGACCAGCAACGACAACTTGCGGTTGATAGAATCAATGAGAATGAAAAGACCAACAATAACATCTATGAAATGTTTCAGCATCCGCAAATTATGGATGCGATGCAGCAGGCAGCAGATAAGTTGAAGATAGAAGAAGCCCCGGTGCGCGAAGTGAAAAGAGAAAACCCGCCACAGATTGAAATAGCCTTAATGCGTGAATACGATGCGCTTGCGCAATGGGATAACGATGTTCGTTTCCGTGTGTATAAGAACAAGCCTTACCAGTTCACCGAATACAGGCAGGAACGTTACAGAGAACTAATTGAAAATCAAAATGAATACTGATATAAAAATAGGAAGTATGATAAGGGATGTAGAAGATGGTGATTGTTATTACGAAGGAATAGTAGTAGAGTTAATTCCCATCAAATACAAGATAACTAACATTGTATGGGGTGGTGAAATAGATACATCTATGAACGGGCAAGTAATACAGCCGAAGTGGTGGTATATTGAACTAATCGAAAACGAATGCTAATGAAGTACGATCAACAGAAAGAAGTGGAATTGCTACGTAAGTTGTTTCTGTTAACAGCCAAACGCAGCATGCGCCCTGCAATGCAGGACAATATCACAATGCGTCTTATCTTTGAGGAGTTACATTTGCTCACGGACAAAGATGAATATAAGCTATGACTATTGGTGAATTGTGGGATAAGCTTGCGCAATACCCGGATGATGTCGAGGTGTACGTTGGATTTGTCAACGGGCACAGCATCGAGCACGAATGGTTTGAAGTAGTTGAAACAACCGACTTCAATGGCAAGACCACAATAAGCCTAATGGTAGACGATATCGCAATAATAAACAATTAATACAATGAGTAACTATCAAATGCAAGAGGGTCAGTTCACCCTATTCAAGAACAACAACGTGGCTAACAACGGGCCGCAGTACACTGGTGAAATTATGGTCAATGGTAAGAAGATGCGCCTTGCTGCATGGGTTAAAGAGGGCAAGAGCGGCAAGTTCTTTTCAGGCAAGATGTCCGAACCTATAGTCAAGCGTGAAGAAGTGGATGATTCACAAGGCACCGGTGATTTGCCATTCTAATGATTGAATACCTGCCTAAACAAAAGGAAGCATTGCGCGTGCTGGGTAATTCACACCCGGCACGTGTGGTGCTGTTCGGAGGAGCTGCAGGGGGATCTAAATCCTTCATTGGTTGCGCATGGCAAATAACCCGCAGGTGGAAATATCCGGGCACGCGTGGTTTAATAGGCCGCAGTAAACTTGACACGCTAAAAAAGACCACGTTAAAAACATTCTTTGAAGTAGCGCACATGTTAGGGTTAGCACCTAACGAGCATTATACCATCAACAACCAAACGCACGTCATAACGTTTGACAATGGAAGCGAAATAATCTTAAAGGATTTGTTTGCGTACCCATCAGACCCCGAGTTTCACTCATTAGGTGGTTTGGAATTAACCGATGCATACGTAGATGAAGCTGCACAGGTTAGCAAACGGGCAATAGACATTCTCCAGTCGCGCATTCGTTTTAAACTACGCGAATATGATTTAGCACCCAAGATGCTACTCACTTGCAATCCGTCCAAAGGATGGCTTTACAATGAGTTTTACGCACCGCACAAAGCAGATAACCTAGCGCAACACCTAGCGTTTATACCATCATTGCCAACAGATAACCCCCACCTACCCGAAAGCTACATCGAAACGCTGGAACGTTTACCTGAAATAGACAGGCGAAGACTGTTACATGGTGATTGGGAATACGATGAAAGCGTAGATAACCTGTACCAATACGACGACCTTGTGCGCTGCTTCCGGGAAGAGGAAAGCAAAGGCGACAAGTACATAAGTGCTGACATTGCGCGACTAGGGAAAGACCGTAGTGTGATTTGCGTATGGCATGGATTGCACCTTATTGAGATTCATGAGTTACGCAAGCAACCAATCACAACAGTTGTATCTACCATTCGCCAGTTATGCGATAGGCATAGCATTAAACTAAGCAACGTGATCTGTGATGAAGATGGGGTCGGAGGGGGTGCGGTCGATGCGCTCCGTTGTAGGGGCTTCCTTAATGGTGGGCGTGCTAAGCAATCGGATAAGTTTACCAACCAAAAGGCTGAATGCTATTTCAAGCTTGCGGAATTAATCGAACAGAACAAAGTTATTTTCAAAGTCAATCAGTTCCGGGATGTTATCGTGCAAGAACTGGACATGATACGCAGGCGGCAACCTGAAGCCGATGGCAAACTTGCAGTAATCAGCAAAGATGAAATCGCCCGCATGCATGGCAAGTCGCCCGACTATGCAGATGCCATAATGATGCGCATGTACTTCGAACTATTCCCGAACTACGGCAGCTATTCGTGGGCGTGACGCTTCCAAATTTTAACAATTTTTAACAGGGTGTATGTAACTATTTGCAGTATATTTGGCTATCAATTAAAAACAATACACAATGAAAAAAGCATCTACAATCCTTCGCTACGTTATCGCAGCCATCGTAATCTTCGCACTTCTTAACTATTGTCAAGAGTTAAACGATTGCCTCGCTAAGTATTAAAATCAAAATCAATAACAACATGAACTCATTTCACAAAGACAATCTTGAAGCATTGCAAAAGTTTCAGCAAATGCTCAACGCATCACCCGACCAAGTCGGTATTGAAAAGACACCCGATGGTAAAGCGGTAACGCTTGTTATATCGCACGTCGAAACCACCCTAGACGAAATGTTTTTCGGGCACTGGCGCACTGAGAATTTTAAATGGGAGCGAATGGCAAACGAAGTTGTAGGTTCACTTGACCTTGTAGTGATCCATCCAATAACCGGCTACGAATTACGCCGCACGGGAGCAGCATCCATTGTTATCATGGTTGACCGAGCACCACAGAATCTTGACAATATCGAACGCAATAGATGGGCATTAAACGCAGATAATAAAAAACCTAATGCCTTAGACCTCGCGTTCCCTAAACTCAAAACAGAGTGTCTTAAAAACGCTGCAGTGTCATTTGGTAAGCTGTTAGGTCGCGACTTGAATAGAAAGAATGTGGATTTGTACAAGCCATTCAAATTGAAAGGTTCGCTCAATGCATCGAATAAGGATGTGCAATACTTACACGAATTGATTGAAAAGGCGCAAAGTCTAGACGATTGCGACATCATATTGCAAGCATGCCCACAGGAATTCTATTCACAAATTGAACCGTTAGTAAATGTTAAAAAAGAGCAACTAAGCGGATTGTTGTAATATCTTCACACCATCAATAACAAGAACAAATGGAAACAACACTATTCAGAGCATCGCAGCTTGGTAAGCTAATGACCGATGCACGCACAAAGACAGGACTATCTGAAACCTGCAAAAGCGCACTGCTTGAAATCTACATCCAACAGAAGTACAAACGCTACAAAGAAATCAGCAACAAGTACATTGAGAAAGGTGTTGCTGTTGAGAATGATGCCATCGACATGTGGCGCAGGGAGCGTAACGCTATCGTATTCAAGAATGAAATCAATTTCAAGAATGAGTATGTAACAGGCACGCCTGATTTGCTTATCAAAGATGGTGGCGCAGTAATCAACGTGCCGGATATCAAAAGCAGTTGGGATATACACACTTTTATCGATGCAAAGGTGAATGAGTTGAGCAAAGACTACTATTGGCAAGGCCAAGCATACATGTGGTTAACGGGCGCACCAACAGCAACGTTTTGCTTTGTGCTAGTCAATGCGCCAAGTCAAATGATTGACACCGAAAAGTACCGCCTATCATTGCGTATGAATCTTATTGATCCACAAAGTAATCCTGAGTTCATCAAGAAAGCATCGCGCATCGAACGTAACATGATTTACGATATGCCTACTTTCCTTGCGGAGAATCCACACGCTAATCTTGAAAGTGATTTGGCGAATTGGGAATACGATATACTAGTGAGTGAACGCATACACGAAAAGGTAGTTGAGTTTGATGCGGATGCAATCGCAAAGCTTCAGGAGCGTGTACCAATGTGGCGTGAATACCTTAATACTTTAGCACTATGAAAGCAAAAGACAAAGCATGGCAACTGTACTCGAACTATTTTGATATAGTCGAGGGTGAATCGCAGGAAGGTCAACTAGCACAGGTGCATTTTAAAGCTATCAACTGCGCGCTCTATTGTGTAGATGAAGCACTGGCTAATGCTCCTGATGACATCGTGAATGACTTTGAAGGAACTGGTGAATACTATTCCGTAAAGGCGTACTACATGCACGTTAAAAACGAAATACTCAAACTCAATGCGGCAAAGAACAATAAAGTCAGTTGACACATTAAAGCTGGAGCGTGTTAACCTGCTCGGCATGTTTGCAGATGCAAAGACAAAGTATGTCAAGGATAATCTAGCGAACAAAATCAAATCGGTCAATAGAGATCTATTCACCATAACCAAAGACACAAAGTATTTATGAAAGCAACACTAACATTTGAATTGAACAAAGACCAGCACGCATTTGATTGCGCTGTGAATGGTGTAAAGTATTTTGACATGATTGCTGATCTATTAAGTCATATACGGCACATTGAAAAACATGGTGAACTAACAGAAGAGCAGTATGGAATGGTTGCAAGGATTCGTGACTGGATGCATAGTGAATTACATTCGGAAGGTTTAGCAGGTAGGTTTTAACTACTGCTGCACCTTGCGATAGCCCTGCTTCCACAGAAACCTACCCAGTGCTTCGCCTTCAGCATCAACTTTCTCCTCGCTCCACTCAGGCTGAATATGGTGAAGGTACTCATGGACAAGCACAATCAGGTAGCGCATCGGTGGCAATGTAGGGTCAATTTCAATTACGTTATCACAGTACAAACCATCAGCGCGTTCCCTGCCCAACTTACGATGTACGACTTTTGGATGTGGCTTGCCTTTCATTGTGCTATATTTGCGACTTAGTGTAATGGTTCATTGCATTATTGTTTTTGTTATTGATTGATAGAATAAGGCTCCTAACGTGGAGCCTTCTTCTTATCTAATCTTTCCATTAACAATACGGTAGTTATTTACTTCAAATTCGCCCGTATCCATTATACGCACGTGTGCAAATCCGTGGTGGTGCTTGTTGATGGGCATGTAGTCAGGATGCAGCTCGCACAGACACGCCACACTCCAACACGTTGTTAGCTTGCCATTGATGTTCGGCTCGGTGTGTTCACTTGCCTGGTGATGGTGTCCACACAATGCGCTGTCTTTTGCTCTTAGGAATAATCCGCGTGCGATGTTTACAGGACTAAAGACCGATGCACCTAACTCATGCCCGTGTAAGATGGTCAACTTACCTGCATGAATGATTTGCTTATCGGGAATAAAGGTGATGTTGTGTTGATCTAAGTGCATGAGCGATTCAAAGTTGAACTCATCCATACCCAACAAATCAGGTGCATTGCGCATGATATAGTGGTCGTACCGTACATCATGGTTTCCGCACTTGTAATATATAGCAGCGTTGGGAAATAGCTTGCGTAACGTGGCAAGAAATTGCCTTGTCATTAACACCTCATGTCCAAAGTTTCGTTTGCGCGGGTCTTTCTCAAATCGGCTGATAGCATAGAAGTCGATTATGTCACCATTGAGCAGGATAGTGTTGACCTCATTCTCCAGTCCGTACTTAAGTGCAAGCGTTAACGCCTGAATATTGTGGTACGGCACGTGAATATCCGATAGCAACAGGATGTTGTTGTGGTTTATCGGTAGCTTAAAGGGTTTGTAGTTACTTTCCTGCGACGGTGGCAGGTCGAGCGGATTGCTCTGTTCAGGCATCAACTCGTTAACGATGTTGCCAAAGTCACCTAAATGGTTTTCAAGCTTAGCCAAATTTCCATTTAGCTTCGGTATAAGGGGTGCATCGTGTTGCAGGTTATGTCTTTTACGCCAACTGAAATACAAACGCTCAAATGAGCCGTATTTCATGTCAATCTTATAACGCTTCATAGCGGCACGAATCCGGTCTGCTATCGTACCCTCGCCTGCGTGTATCTCTTTGTAGATTTCCGCATATTGTCCCTGCATGTATCGTTATTTATTGCCCCTGATAAACCCGGCTAACTCCGCAAGATTGGTGCTAATGGTTAGGTTCTGCGCAGCAATCACATCAATCTTCTTTTCGAGCTTGTCAATAGCTTTGTTTTGTTCCTCTTTCATCACGTTTAACTTGGTATTGAATTCGTCTTTTGTTTCTTTAATAGAATCGCCTAACATAGTAACCTCCCTTTTATGATATGACTCGACTTTGCCCAGTGCACTCGACACCTTTACTACATCGCGCTTCAATGCGTAGTACAATCCCGTGAGCGATACCGCTCCACCAATAATTGTGATTAAATCCCTCGGTTGAAAATCCATGATTATAGTATTGCAAAATATATAGTAGAAAAAGCTAAGGCTGTGACACCTAAAGTCATGGCCGTGTTAGAAATTATTAACCGTCTGTTGCGTTTCTTTAAATCCTTAATCTCGTTGTCTTTCTCAGTAGCAATGGCCTTGTCGATACTTTGCTTATTCTTGTAAATTTCAGCCAATGTTTCATAACTATCCGCCTGAATGCCTGTAATCTTTGAGTAATACGATACTTTCATTCGTTCAAGTTGGTACAAGCTATCGATTTCGAGAGCGGTACCATACCAGTACATCATGCTATTGTAGTTCAGATTGAAAAGTTGCAGATCGTAAGTTGTAAGTTCGGGTGTAAAATCCTTTTTTAAGTAGGCTGTCCGACTTTTTGAGCGTTGCCCGAAACTGAGCTGTGGCATTAGAAGGAGTAGAAGAAAGAATGTTGTAAGTTTCATTGCGATATATTTCATTAGTGATTTGCTGATTTTGAATAATGGTATCTTGGTCAATCTTGAGTGAATCAATTTTAATAAATAAGCTATCTGCTTTGGCGTTGTTGACTTCAATTATTTGGTAAAGTGAATCATTGAGATCTTGTAACCTTTTTATAGCAGGATTTGTTACGGGGTCATTGCATGACTTCACGCCAACAATAATCATAATTAGCACAACGGATGCAATCGCTGCAATTAGCACAGTGTTTCTTAGTTTGTTTTTTTCCATCTTGTTATATGTAAATTTTTAGATAGTGGGCGAATCTTGTAGTACACCCCATCGCGTGTACGGCTATCGCGCATGCCCTGGTCATTGGTGTTACCTTCAATAGTGCGCACCGAATACTTAGCCACCTTGTCAACTATGCCAGTGTGCCCAATCCCCTTATACCTTTTACCGCGAAAGCTGTTGTAACTTAGTGTCATCACTAGCGCATCGCTATCGCTAAATGATTTGACAAACTTACCATCCGTAAAGATGACATCGTTTTTATTGTACGCAGTAGGTGACCATCCAGTGATGGTGTGTGCTATACCGCACTCGTCGAGCATAGCCATAACAAAGAAGCTGCACCATGCATAGCCGGGCTTCCAACCTTGTTGCTTCATAAGCACAAGCAGAGCCTTGTCATTAAAGCCCATGTTGTTGCCACCCTTTTCTCTTACACCTACAAATGACGCTGCAGTTGCCCTTACGCAGTAACCGTCATCAGCATGTGTAAGATATACAGGTATGCAGCAAAGTAGAACGCATATAAAAGTAGGTATAAGACAACCTTTTGCCATGTGGTTAGATAGGTGTTTATTTCATACTTAACTTCTTTGTTGTATATCTCCCGTTGCAATGCCCGAAAATTGAATCTAATGCCCAAAAAAACGACGAAATTGGCAAAGACCATAACAAGTGCAGCAAGTATAACAAATTGAATATACTCCGTACTTATTATGGCATCATTAAAGTAGGCAACGGATACGGTGCCCGATATGCCAAAGATTAAAAACGCAAGTGGTATAGACCACAATCCATCTATCAACTGCAGCTTGTAGCGCAGTGATTTGAAAGTGTTACTTTTTGGCTGTGGTTGTTCCTTCTTGTTTGCCATTGGCTCTTAGTTTTAATGATAGTTCACGCTCATACTTGCGCAAGCGTTCGGTGTAATCTTGTTTCAATTTCTTTTTTTCACTCATGGTATTCTGTTAATGATATTACGTGAGTAAGTAGGGTTGAATGAAGTTGCCGTGTTGCCCGTGCTGAATTGGTAGTTGAGTACATTGGTCACGTCCGTGCGAGGTGAGCGGTCAGGCCACGTGGCTGTGCTATATTCAGGAAACAAACTGCTGTTCGCACATAGATAATCGACAAGCAAAGTGGTGTAGTGCTGTGCGTTTTGCCTTGCACGATCTATCATATCCTTCATAACCACATCCGATACCGGCACGGTGTCTTCAGACTGGCGTTGCACCAGCGTGCCATTGTCCATTCGGTAGCAAAGATTCGGTGTAACATCCACCATAACCCACCACAGGAGCATCTTTTGAATGTAATCCTCAAGTAATACTTGATAGTTGCCCGCGATTGTGTTAGCGGCTACATCGGCTTTAATCTTATTGAGCAAATCAGTTCCCAAAAAGGGAAGTAACCACTTGTCCTGTGCTAAATAGATTGAAGGGTACAACAGGTTAGGGTCAACACTGCCGTTCACCGTGCTATACTTCTTGATATAATTTTCTGATATTAGTAATACTTCTGGCATAGTTGTAATTATTGATTTCCGTAAATAGGGTTGGTTGGTAAAAAGCCGTTATAAGGCATGTCTTCAGGTAGCTTTGCCACTAATGAATTGTTGCGCACCTTATACCCCATGCGTTCGGCAAGTGATACAGCAATTCGCTTTGCGTCAGGGTCGTTAGGATTAATCTTTGCGCCCGTTGCATCAACATATACACGCTTCTCCCAAAAGTGGCGACAGTTACCACCGCCTTTGTAAAACCAAATATCGTAAGTGTTTGCACCTTCAGGGCCCCAACCCGGATTGACCGCTACATTCTCCATTGACACAATATCCTCTTTGCGATATAGCTTACCCGCTTCAATCATTTTCTTGCAGAATGGACGCATATTATCATGCGTAAAGCTGCCTGCATAAACATAACGAGTAATGAAATACTTACCATCGATAATGGCATCCTGCTCACTCTTAGCAGCTGGTCTTGCTGCACCTGTGCGCACTGCAAACTCGTGTTCAATTTCCTCATCTGCATTATAGCTGTCTATTAATATCCATTCCTCTTTCCAATCTTCACCAAGTGCAATAAGCGCATCGCCTACGGTGCTATCATCTTTTTTTTTTTCGTCACTCATAATGACCTCTTGTGGTTGCAAAGAACCTGCGATAACATCAGCAAAGATTGCATCAACCGTTGCAGGTGGCAATGTTGGGAACGCCGCCCCCACAATCGCCTTAGCACTGCTAACAGGTACTGCACCCGCACTACTTTGCATTACGATGTCAACAAGCGAAGCTATCTGCGCATCATTTAAGGCCGTTGCAGCAACATCGGCTGTTGTGCCGCCCGTAGCATCGGAAACAACTTCAGCCTGTTCAACCGCAAGTGGTGTGTTTGGTATAATCTCAAACGTGACACCAGGCAATTGATTGCTTAATAGTTCCTCGATGCTAGTGTTTATCTTGTCTTGATACGGCTCAATGACTTGCTTGTTGAATATCTCCAAGCCCGTAGCCATTTCGTCTTTGTTGCTACCGAAGCCTGATGTTTCGCGAATACCAAACAGCAATGGCGTAGTCACGCGGTGCGCTGTAATAATCTTTTGAGTTGCGGTTGTATCCATTAATTGATACTGCTTATCCGCATCGTTTACAGGAAATGGTGTAATCTCAGTCTTGGGTTGATCGCGTTCGTTAAAGAACATCACAACCTTTCCTGCATTACGCGCACCGCTCATCTTGTTTTCCCAATCCATCATCATTTGTTGCTTCTGCTCAGGCGTTGCTTGGCCATTGTAGAAGTTAATGATAGTAGAAGGGAATAAACCGTTTGAAATTTGGTTGATATGGAATATAGAAATCTGCTTATCTAACTCGATGTAGTTGATAGCAGACCAATAATCGGGACGAGGGTAGGTGTCGCTGCCTGTATAAGTAAAACACCAGTAGATTTGTCGTGGCTCTTGCTCACGTGTTAGGTAGTTGTACTTTGGAATGAACTCGGGCGTGTTTTTTTTCTTGCGTGTATTCGCCCAATCGTAGCTGTGAAAGATTCCTATTTCGCTATCGTCATCTTGATTCACAGCAATGCGGCACTCTTCGAATGGTATCGCGTTTAGCTTTGATATAACCGTGCGGTCATTACTCCAAATCACTTCAATAAAAAACCCGCCAAACAACTTTAAGTCGTGCGCACACGCATACGTCAAAGTGTTTATGTCGAGTGCATCAAGTTCCGCTTGATATTGTTCCGATTCAATACCCTTTCCGGCTATCATGTCACCAATGGCAACAACGAGTGAACCATGCACTGGAGATTCGTGAGCAAGGTCACGTAGGTATTGTGGAAAATCGTTTTGGTCACCGTAGTTTACCCAACCTTTACGGTCAACTTTCTCGGCATCGCTCTTAGCAACGTACTCGCTAAGCTTCAATGATACTATATTGGATTCGTTATGGTTCATATATGATGTCATTTGATATTGTTACAACAGGCACATCAAACCAAGTGGTGTTCTGATTCAATACAGCATATCCACGCTGACACAAACCAATGACAAGACCGCTTGCCGGATCAATATTGCTATTAGAATTCTGTCCATATACTTCATACCTGTAACGCCCAGCTAATGTAAGGCCAACCGTTGTAATTTCAAGTTCCGTAATTCTTGTATTCTCGGCAATAATGGTTGCAACCTGTGCAAGTTGATTGCCTGTTGTGCTGTTTTCTTCGTGTGTCAACACTAACAAATAGTTAGTGAATGGTGTGGCAAAGTATTGCCGTGCTTCGTCAAGTGATAAAAACACTTGTTGTGTTGGTGTGTTAGTCTGTAGATATATCATGATACTTTATTTAAAAAGGGGCAAGTGTAAACTCGCCCCTTTTACGATACAACAAGAACACAACGGAAAACGCTCTTAGTAAGCAGGGCTTACAGTAATACTTGCAAAGTTGTCAAAAGGTACTGTTGTGAATGGCTCAAGGTGGATTGCAGGAACAAGTTCTTCTGCAACCGTAGTAACTTGATAACCCATCAAATCTGCTTTCTGCTGTCCCGATTGAACGGTACCTGCAGTAAGCTGTGAACCTTCACCGGAACCAATCATTAAGATTTGGTCATCGTTGGTACGTACAAACACAATCATTTTAGCTTTTGCAACGTTCAAGAACTCGTTGCGCATATCTTGGTTCAACTTACCAAAAGTCCATCCAACTTCCTGTGAGAAATACAATGTACCTGTTTCCAAGTTTTTGTTTACGGTCTCGATGTATGAACCGCTGTTGCGGAATGGAACGTAACGATATAGAGTTGCAGTAGGCAATCCATCAACTTCACCTGTTACAGCATCGAAAGTGATGCCCGATGTGAAGTCATCAAAGTTAGCAATAAGTACTTCGCGTACACCTCCGATACCTTCGAGGCACCCGAGAGTAAAACCAGTTGTTAATTCACAAGCCATTTTTTTTATAGTTTTAAAAGGGGGCTGTTACACCCCCGTTATTATTTTAAAGATTATGCTCCCCAATATGTGATGTCCTCACCTACTGCGATCTGTGCGCCCAAGTAGAAACGTGCGCCGTAACGAACGTTCTGTGAACCATCCAAGTTCTGCATGTCCAAGATGAACACTTCGTTCATTTGGTTCTCCTGCCATGTACCCAACATCAAGTTTGATGGTTGAGCAAAGATGATATTGTTAGCAGTCATACCCGGACAAACGTAGATGTCGTACATACCTACGAAACGACGATTTACTTCTGGTCCACCTGTCAAGTACCAACCGTTGCCAGCAGCAATCTGTGCTTCCATGTAAGCTTCCCATGCAGCCTGTCCCATGTACAATGCAGGCTTTTCAGCAGCACCTTTCACAGCAGCGTTGGTAGTGTTGATAATGTCCCAAATAGTAGCAATGATGTTAGCAGCAGTCAACGAGCCTGAACCCGCAGATACAGCACCTGAACCAGCTGCCTTAATCAAAGTTTCGAAACCATCGTACTGACCAGCTGTTGCGTTAACACCGCCCCACATGATAGTCTCGTTAGCAGCAGCAATACCACCAACCAAACGGCCAATGATAGCGTCTTGGATTTGTGTGTTTACACGTCCGCTCATTACGTCAGCGGTTGTCCAGTCAATGAAGAAATCCTTCTTACAGATTTGGCGTTGAACTTGGAACTCTTCCAAGGTCAAAATTCGCTCGGTCAAAGTGATTGTACCTGTTGGGGTAAAGTCACATGTACCTGCAGCGAAAGTTACAGTGTCATCAATTTTACGTACCACTGATTTGTAAGGTACGTTAGGCTTCATTGTTACGTACTGTGCAGATACGTTTTGCAACAAAGCCTTTGCTACGATTTCACCAGCTAATTCACCTGCATAGGTGGTGGTGAGTGAAGTTGTTGTTGGCATACTAATTTTAAATTATGAGGTGAATTAATTTACTTTTTTGGAACGAATACTTTCCATGAAGTCGGCGAATGAGTTACCATTCGATGCAACCACAGGTTGAGCATTCTTTTTAAATTCTTGTGACTTAACGCTAGGAACGGCAGGGGCTTTCTTAACTTTTGCAAGTTCAGCCTTTACAACCTCCGCATCCTTTTTAGCAGATTCAACCGCTGCAGCAAGCTCGGTCTTTTCAGTTTCAAGTGCAGCAATACGCTCAGATAGTTGACCGATTACAGCAACCAGGTCTTCGCTGCTCATTTCGGTTGATTGTTCAGCACGTTCGATTTCAGACACCATACCATCTTCGCCTACGTAGACTGTGGTAACGCCATCTTCGAGCAAGTATTCGCCCGCAGGTACAGGTACTGGGTTGCCCTCAGCATCTTGTGTGTAAATGTCTACACCTACTACCCACTCATCGGCGGTAGAATAGATTTTAGTACCATCGGCCAAAGTGCCTTCTACTGCAAACTTAACTTCCGTTGCCGGAGCTTCAGCCGCTGCAGTTTCCTCTTCGAACTTGATACCAACACTTGACGGGTCAATGCCGTATTTATTGAATACGCTTTTGATTTGTTCTTTTATGTTTGACATGTTGGATGTTTGGATATAGTAGCAAAAACGATATTTTGTTACATCCAAAAAACTTTCATATCTTAGCCATGTAAAAAATTACATACAATATGAAAACAACAACCGCCCCTATGCACCTAAAGATGAGCGTGCGTGTAAATGAAAAACAATATCAGTCAGTTGCGAAAGCTGCAAAAAAGCATAAGATGAGCATCGCCGAATATATTCGTGCGTGTATTTTGTAGTTATTGGTTTTGGTTTCAAAAAAAAGAAGGCCCTCGTTTGGGCCTTTCTTTTTAACACATACTTTAGATCACTTTTAAGCTTTTAACCGTAGCAAATATAGAACTATTTTTTTATCTGCATACGCGCTACATTGTTTGAGCCATTACTATCGGGCACACCATTCACAGCTGTAATCGTAAGCACATAATCTGCAGGCAATGGAATGGATGGAGTAGTTGTATTGTACACACTTGATAAGGTTATGCTACGTCCAACATCAATTCTGTCGGCTCGGTTCCATGTACCTGTGAAGCTACCAACAAAACCATGCGTAACTTTTAGGCTAGTGATTCCAACTGTGCCGCGGTTATAAAACGTGTAACGTATACGCACGCGGTTAGCATCGAGCCATTCGTAACCATCGATCGTAACAGCTGCATCCAAACCTTCTGCGGGTGGATTAAGCATTGTGATGGTTGTACCTGTGCTTATGGTGTTATCATTCTCATTGGTTTCTTTTATGACCATGTTAGGGTCGATAGTCAATGAGAATATTGATGGCCCCGATTGGTTGTTTGGCAAGCCCATTGGTGCGGTCTTGGTCACTACCGTTTGTCCTGCAGGTATAGTCACATCACCAGTGTAGAAAATAAACTTAGTGGTATCGGGACGTGTGAAAGTTAGTTGCACGGTAGCAATCACATCCTTTGTTTGAGCCTTGTCAAGATGTACGCTGTAAGTTGCTGTGATGCTTGAGCCTTGCACAGCTGTTGCAGGTGTGCTTATTGTACCGAACAAATTGTATTCAGCAACGGGTACTGGTACAGGGTCGCCACCGTCCAAACTTTTTGCAATCGTCACAGCGTTAAACATGCTCACCACACCATAACCAAGTTCAGCACTTTTGCCATTGGCATCGTATACATACCCTCCAGTCTTGCGACATGATTGGCGCAGTACATCAATTACTTGTGATTCTGTTAGTGCAGGATTGGCAAGGATAACATTTGCCGCAGCCGCAGCCAATACAGGGCATGAACAAGACGTTCCGCTAAAATTGGTGTAATTGCTTGTCGCGTTATAACCACTTGCACCTGTGCGGTCTGTTGTTGGGCATGAAGTACCGGGAGCAGCTGCAAAAGTCTTAGGCCCGTAGTTGCTAAAATTAGCGCGAAGGTTTGACTGCGTAGAAGCACCAACCGCGTGAACCATTGGGTAGATTGCAGGCGCTTGTGAGAAGTTAGGATTGTTTTGATTGCCCGAACTTGCAAACGCAGGTATGCCCTTGCCATTACGACCAAATGTTTTAGCCGATGTCAAAGCGTTTTGGAATAGTGGGTATGATGTTGGGCCACCTCCACCCCATGACATTGATATTGCAAGGCAGTTAGGATTCTCGATAGCCTTGTTTATTGCACGTGTAACTATAGTGTCCGATGTTCCAAAGCTACCACTTGATGACGAGTTGTAACCGATATGCAAGAATTGCACTTTTAGTTTGTTGTTACCAAGTGAAGATACACCAATGTTGTTGTCGGTTGTTGCGCATATCAATCCGCTGCATGGTGTACCGTGCTTTTCATTCTCGCTAATGGGCCGAACATCGGCTGCATCGGTTACGCAGTTCCATGAAGTAGCACTAATGCGACCTTGTAAATCTTCGTGGTCTACATCGCATGCAATATCGAGCACAGCAACTTCACCATAGGCAGCACCATCAATCAAACTCCATGCTTCAGCCGCTTGCATGTTAGGCAAGTGCCATTGCCCCGCATAGGTATAACCATCTGCATCGGCTTGGTAGGTTTGTATGTAGTCAGGTTCTACGCTAGTGAATAGCTTTGAATTCATGAGCGAAGTATAGAACTCATCAAATGAACTGAAGGCAGGTACTTCAACAAACAGCGTGTTGGTTAAGTGAAATACTTCCGTAACCACAACGCGATTCTTTGACAAGTATGCACGGGCTGCATCAAGGTTAGGTGCAACTAGGATAGCAAGACCTGTTGCAATTTGGTCTAGTGATCTATCTACTTCGTTAACCTGTGATACCTTCTTTGCATTCACCTGCACTGGCTCGTCGTCAGCAAATACAATGATGTTGAATGGCTCATGCACTGCAACGACATTAGCCTTTGTTTTGTTCTTGTCAAAAGACTCACGGTCTTTGAATTTAACGCTGTTTATTTTCATTTGGATGGATTTACTTTGCTTAGAAGTTGGTCAAGTTCTAGCACTAACTCTGCTTCGTAGTTCTTAACTCCGCTCATAGCTACACCAACCTCGTTAAAAAAGCCCTCGATGCTGTAACCTTTTATCTTGCCTTCCTTTACATCCGTCCACACATGTTCCTCATCAACCTTAGTACCGATGAACCATGTCCCATCGGGCAATTCAGGCAGGCCAAGTTCAATGCTCTTGTCATTCTTGCCTTCCTTTAACCATGATTCCACAACGGTAACACCCGTTACGGGAATTTCATGCTGCAGATTTGTGGTGTGTTGCAGATTTTTTTTGAAGAATTGGTGAGCGATAGCCTGTACGGTTGCCTTTTCAAAGTAGACATAGTAGGCTTCGCCCTTTTCGTCATAACGCAAAATCTCTTTATCCGGGATAAGTGCGGGGCCGTATAGCATGCGACGTTCCTCATCCACTTTTGCAAGTTGCATCTTGCTTAATGCTATCCAATTCTCCTCAATAGCGGGCATGTCCACAAGCCCCATCGCCGTAATACCAAGACGTCCTTCCTCATCTATCACACACTTAACTACTTTTCTTTTTTCCATGTTACAAAATTATTTATTATTAACCTATTCGTGCTAAATCTTCAACCTTAGTTCTCACCTCTTGCTGACTTGCCACATCGCCCGATAGTACATAGGCGCGTGGTGTTAGTTGCTCTGGTCTATCTTGCAAGAATGACGAAGCAAGTGGGTTGAACTGCGCAGGCTGTGAACCTGTGTCCCCACCACCACCAATGGACGGTGATGGAGTATCGACACCGCCACCACCACCACCTTCAAACTTGGTTGCTGCAATCTTTGCAATCGACGCAACACCTGTTGTGGTAGCAAGCGCAAGCGATGCAATACCTGCCGGGTTAGGAACAGGCCCGATTGCCACAGGAGCAGAGGCCAGTGATGACGTAACCGCTTTCGCTGCATCAATAGTAGCCGCACCTAATTGCAATGCCTTTTGAAACTTAAATTGTTTTTTAGCAAGCGCTTCTTCTTCTTTACTACCCTTTTTTACCTTGCTCATCTTGTTTGCGAAAACGACATCATTTAATGAGCTAATTGCATTTAACCCCTTTTCGGACAATTCAATATTTGCTTGAATAGTCTCTATATTGAGTTGTCTTATTTTTTCTTGTTTTTCACGTTCAAATTCTACTAATTTTTCTTTATCACCAAAAGCAAGTCTTTCTTTTTCGGCATATTCAAGTTCAAGTAAAGCTTTGCGTTCATCAAAACCAGTAAGGTCATTTTGTATGCGTAAAGTATTTAATTCGTTATTGCGTGTTATTTCTGCTTCAGTTATTGCTGTAGCATTGGTCTGCAATGATTGATCTATCTCTTGCTTTTTTTGTGCATAGGCTATTTCAGCATCTAACCTTGCTTGCGTACCTTGGTTATATTTATCAATCTCAGTTTGAAGGGCAGCCAAGGCAATAGTTTTTTCTTGTTCTAAAACTGCACGCTGGGCATTGAGCCTATCCAAATCATTTTTTATACTGTCTGCTGTAAACTTCGCATCAGCTATTGCAAGTTCTGCATTACTTTGTACTTGCGCCTTTGTTAATTCGTTAAGTTCTTTATTAAGTGCTATCTCATTTACAAGCTGTTCAGACTTCAATCCAGCAATCTTAGCACGCACACCATCGACACCTGCTAGTGCTTGCGTTAAAGCTACCTGATTGTCTATAGTTTGATTATGTTGAAACGTTGCTTGTGCTGCTGCGACTTGCGCCTGTGCCGATGCTAACTCAGCCTTTTCTTGTTTTTCTAAAACTTCACCAAGTTTCGTGTTAGCATCAATACGGTCTTGAATGCTTTTGCTTTCATCGTCACGTGTCTGTCTTAATAACTCTGCTTGGCGATCATATTGCTCGGCCAATCTTGCCTGTTCTGCCGCAGCAAGTTTTGCGTTGTTTTGTAACTTGACTAACTCTTCATTAGCTTTAAACGTTTCCGAAACATACTTGCCGAATGCCGCCGCTCCTTCTACAACTGCATCAGTAACTTTGTTTACAGTATCATCAACACCCGTTAAAACATCAATAGATTCTTTACCCGCGTTCTTAAATGATTCAAGTGCAGCATCAAACTCACCAGTAAAAAGATTCTTAATACCCTCTGCAATAAATCCAAGTGTATCAACAAAGGAGTTAAAACGTTCAATCAGGTTCTCAACGATAGCATCACCAAAATCTTTTAACGCTTGTACCGGGTCATTAAAAATAGCCTCAAAATATTCTATGACTGTACCTGCATTATCACTGATATATGTAAACGCATCGCGTATAATATCGGTAAATGTTCCAAATGCCGCGCTAAACGCGTCCGCAATTGGTTGAGTTGATTGTATAACACTCTTTACAGTATTGAATGCAGCAGTCAATAACGCTACTACACCCGTTGCCTTAGCAAGTCCATTAAGGGTGGAACCTACTTTCTTAAATCCTGATTCAGCACCTTTAGCATTTTCACCTAATTTCTTTGCAGACTTTGCAGATTCATCTAGTTTATCCTTTGCGTTTTCGGCTTTATCACCAATATCAGCTAACGAATTTTTTGCTTGATCAAAAGGCTCAGTTGGAAATTTAACCTCATTGGGCAATTCCTTTAGATCACTACCTAAGTCCTTGACTTGCGCATTTAAGTCGTTAAGGTTTTGTTTACTTTCATTAGTGTCCAAATTAAATGATTGAGATGCATCATTAATTGTTTGACTTGTAGCACTAATCTGATTTGATAACTCTTGTAGATTTTGCTCACTCTTGTCAGTATTAACATTAAATGATTTTTTAGCGTTATCAACTAAATCAATAGTTGCATCCAGTTGAACATTTAACTCTTTAAGGTTTTGTTCACTTTCACTGGTATCGATTACAAAACTTCTAACAATAGGTTCAGCCATTAGTATATGAAATTAGCGATTATATAAATGATTAGAAAGAATAAGAACGTGCGCCATGCATAGAGCGTAATAAACCACAGCACACGCTGCCAAGGGCGAAGTGAGTAGATGTACTTAGGTGGTGACTTAACACCGAGTTGCAAATAGCGCAATGAGTTTTTGATGTTGTCCATGTTATGTTGTTTTACTTTGTTGATATTGTATGGATGCTGTAATAAACAAGTCTGCAGGATAAGTGCCAGCTGTTACGGTCACATTGATTCGATGCTCGTCCGTATTAGTCGTAGTATCAATTCCGAATGTGAAAACGTTACTACCCACAGCGCCTATGGTGCTTAGCGTGGTGATTGCACTGGCAGTTGCTGTGCCGCCTATCTTATCGAGTGTAAAGTGATGTAATGAATTTTCACTTGCACCAAATGAATCTTTAATAGTCACGTTCATGAGCACGCTCCATACCGTCTCATCGCTAATGTTGATGTATTGACCTGCCACACCTTCAATGTCCAAGTCTACAACAGTGCCTGAAGCTGCAACGATGGGTCTTGAATGCAACACGAATTGTCCAAACTGCGCCCATCCATAGTAAGTGCTTGTATTGTCGCCATCGCGATAGCCACCGCCCACGTGAATACCGGGTAGATTCGTGTAAACGTTTTTACCGAGCAATGTGCTACCGCGAACGTTGGATGTAAGTTCTAACTTTTCACCCACCGCAAGCATGTTGGCATTGCCTTCTGCAATGGTCACGTCCGTTCCTGTGATAGATGAATTGGTTATACTTAAATTACGTCTTGCTGCCTTGATTACACGCGGTGCAGGATTGGTTGCTGTACCTGTGGTTGGTGGTGATGGTCTTGTACCTGTTATAGTACCCCAACATATAGCGTTGGCTTCGTCCCAAGTAAAGCCGTAGCGCGTGCAACAACTTTCATTCGACGCAATCGGGTCACCGTTATAGTCAATGAATAGGATTTCGCCGTTGGAAGTTTGCTCAGATGGCACACCATTGCAGTCCTCTTGATTTTCAAGAAACTTCAACAGCTTGACTTGTGTGCTTTCGTACATGCCCACCTTGTAGTCGTTGACTTCAAGAATGCGCCAATAGCTATCTTGTATCCAAATCTTGTCACTAAACTTAAAGCTAACTATATCCTTTAGGTCAAGTGCAAACGATGCCTCCATGATTCTACCTTCAGGCGAATACAGAGCATTCATATAGCTACGCCAATACTTGTTGAATAGGTTGTTGTATGGATTGCTATTGATAAAGTGCGGAGGCGTTTCAGGTGCCCAGTTCAAATCTTCATCGTCAACAGATGCTTGCACCACACTATAATTATTTAGCACTGGTATGGCATCGGTCACAACTGTGCTAGTGGAATCATCAAACATTCTAATATTAACAGCACCTGCTTCAAAAAGGCAACGCGGCCCCGGTGCAACAAACTCTAAAGAGTCATTATAAAATAGAGGCATGACATAACCACTACCATTGATAACACCACTTGGCGTAGATCGCGTGACAAGCTGCACCTTTTGGTCACCAATCACATAGTCACTTGGTGGTGTGCTAGGGTTTACGGTATATCCGATTGCTTCATAGTCACCATATATCCTGTTAACGTTTCGGTATGGTCGTGCAATGATATCCTCACCCGCTGTATAGGTAAATTGAAACTTGGCCTTTTGTAAATCTACCGTGCTGGTTATAGTTATATCCTTACTCGTGTCAAGCTTATTTGTCCAATCGAGCGTATCGCCACTACCCAAATAGCTATTCTGTGGCACGATGTAAATCTTATTTGGTATTGCCCTATCAGCTACAATAGCACAGTTATGCATCTTGATTACGTCAGTGACTAAATCAATTTGGCGCATATCGGGTGCGTTCTGATTGTAAAAAATCGTTTGTCCATAACTTAACAGAGCGTACTCCATTCTAAAGTTACTGCCCGGTTCTAAAAAACAAAAGGTTAAACCTAAAACGTTGGTTGTTGTACCTGCTCCTGAAAAGCTAATTGTATCTCCTGCGTTTAGCAGTATAAACTTACTGGTTTGCCAAGTATTAATTCCCTCATTGAAAACTATACCATCATTGATAGCAGGTTGCAATACTCCGTTAAGGGTTGACCTTATTTGAAACGTACCCCCACCCACAGGAACGTCAATTATTAAAGTCCACGCGAATGAATATAACCCCGCAAATGGTGCGGTGTATTCAAACGTGGTTGCATTATAACTACTTCCCGCATTGTCAAATACAATATTGTCAAATTGAAACGGAAAAAAGTATTGTTGCGTAGCCGATAACTCAACCAACAAACCTTGTGCACCTGCTACATCACTTCCTTGCAATGCTCCGTTATTGCACCAAGGCATCCAGTATGTGGTAAGTATCGTTTCAAGTGTGCCCGCTGCAAGTTCAAACCCCGCCTCGGTGATAATATTCTTAAACAAATACCACCAACTTAGAGCAGGTGTTAAATCGGCTGCATAGACTGGGTATGTAGAATCAAGCAAAGACTGTGTACCTTCCTCACCACCTTCGCTCCATAATTGACCACGATCTAAAATTGTCCAAATGCGGTCGGCACTTGGTGTTATAACGTTGTTATATTCTACCGTTTCATCCAATGATGTCAACGCACCCAAATCTTGCAGCTTCTTTTCACCGATGTTGCGCACAAGGTCAGGTGTCTCAGCATAAAACGCTATCTCAACTTCATTGATTCTGTTCTGTTGCTTGTATACTTTACGCACCCGCACATAACCCGCTGCGATAGGCAACGTATCAACGCGAATTTCAGCACGTAGTTTATAGTGGAAATAGTTTTCTAAGCCACCCGCCGCGTTAACATCGAACAGCGCACCAAGTGCTTGCTGATTGTTGTAGCTGTATGGTATACGAAACTCACGACTGAACGCACCTTGTGAAGTAAAGTTGTTAAGGTCTTGGAACTTCCAGTTTTGGCTGATGCTTTCGTTTTCAAACAAGTCAAGATATGCCTCGGTTTCAGACCCCCAATCAAAGTAACCACCTGCTGATAACCTAAAATCGAAACTAAATCCGCTGTTAAAATTCAGGCGCGTTAATCCGGGTGTTGGTGTATCGGGTTGAATCGAATTACAAATACGAATATTGGTTTGACCAAGTGAATTCTTAAGTGTTACCGATGTGCCAACGATGGTGGACTGATTAGGAAACGCAGGCACAACAATGCGCAGCGAGCCAACACCACCTAAGGTTGCAACATTGCTTTGGCTATATACTTGGATTTCGCCACTACCACTTCTTACTATCAGTTGTACTTCTCCGTTCATGTTATGTCCAGTATTCGTTTGCGATTCGCATCTTTAAAGTTACGTTATACAGCTTGCCATCACGTGTGTTCTTTTCCACATACGATGTATCGTCTAGGTTTACAGGTATTGAGATGTTTTTACCTGCGTCCTGTGTTAGCCATTCAACTTGATTGCTTACAAGTAACGAGCGCAGGAATTGAAACTCGCCCTCACTAATGAAGTCGCTTGTGATTGTAATAACTTGTTGCACCAAGTTCCTGCGTTCTTGCAATCCTCGGTCGGTAGCTTTGAAAACTGCAGTTGTACCATTGAACAACACACGTCTAAACTTCTTGCGTTCTATTTCATCAGTTGTTTCTGACTTCTTAATAAAGTTAAAGTAATCCCACCCGCCTTTACTATTGACAAATGCAAGGCGCATGTTGTAATATCTGCAATCGCGCTGACCATATACACCCGCATTGTAGAATATAAAGGCTTTGCTTTTTTGCGATACGCCATTAAACACGGAAACTGTGTAACAACGCCAGTTAGGAAAGAGCGAAGGCTTAACGGTTAACGTAGTAAAGTCATTGAGGTTGGCAGGATACACTGGCAAACCTTCAATGTCATATCCGTTTAATGGTAGTGTTTCCGTGACAACACCACCCGTTGCGGGAAACATGCCGATTCGATAAGTATCGACTACGTTATTGGTTAAGTACGTGTCATTGCCCGGTATAGACAACAATCCATAATCACTTTCAAATACAGGAATCCAAATAATGTTATTACTACTACCAAAGGCCCATGAACTTTGATACTTGTTAACGTGCATGCCCCCGAACCTATCGGACATTGGTAGGCTCGTTAGGAAGGATGTGAGCGAACGCTGTACTTTTGCAGAGCCTGTGAGCACGTTTGGTTTGTAACCATCGATTACTTGAAAGTAACCATTGATTGCTATCATTTCTTCACCTACAACCGCGCTGCCGGGATTGACTGTAAGCACACCATCAACTATCCAGTTTTCACTAAGCGTAAAGCTCATGTCCAACTTGCTGTTATCATCAACCGTGTCATCTGTTGCATAGTGTGAATTAGTACCAAGCACGTTGCGCATATCATCAACAAGTGGCGAAAGGTCAAAGTACAACCTATCATCGGGAGCGGCCGATACATAAAACGTATACAGCTTACCCTCTATTGTAACGTCAACACCGTATCGAAAACCCGAATTAGATATCTCGTCACTTATTGCAATGATCATTAGCTTTTGACCACGTATGGCCCACTTGTATGGCTGGTCTTCTATTGTTATTGCCATTATCTTTTATTTAGTAGTAATCGGTTCTCTATGCTTTTTATGTAGCTATCCATTAGCCTGTCTTTATACTCGTCCCATGTATCGTCTATTGCTTCGCTGTAATAGTTGATACCTTCAATGCCATTCTTGCCGATGCTCTTAGCGATTGCAAACGCTGCGCTCTTTATGTTGCTCTCGGTTGACTTAATGAATTCACCTTGTCTATTGCGAAGCTTCAAACGTTTAATGCGTATCCAATCCTCAATAGGTTTAACAGGTGGCATCCTCGCACCGGGTCTTCTACCAAACTCAATCACGTCTGCATATTGTCCCGCTGCATCATTGCTAACCGTAAAGTCAATGGTCGGTTTGTTATAGCGTATCTTAAGGTTATAATATAGAGAGTTGAGCAAACGCCCGGATGCAACACGATTCACGGTCTTGCCGCGCACTCTACGCTTAATACGTAGGTTGGATTGCGCCCGTTCGATAACAGCAACCGCATACTCGTTTAATATGTCCTCGAATGCATCTGCCATTATGCAACCTCCTCGAATTCTACGATTGAACCTGCTTTAATTGTAATAAGACCGTTGACCGATGCGATGACGCTCATGCTCACCGTGCCGTTTGCCGATGCTATGTAAATGCCATCAGCGCTTGCAATACGTTGCAGTGTGGAAATGCCAAACACGGTGCCTGTATTGTTAGCGACACCATTGTTGATTACGTTAGTTGAAACACCGGTTCCTGTTGTAAAACGGAAAGTAGTTGTACCCGCTGGGCCATTCGTACTTAGCGCGCCATTCACCGTACCTGTTGCCACAATTATAATCGTTGCACGCCACTTGTAGGTTTTGCCTGCCGTGACGTTGAATTGTAAACCTGTGATGTTTTGGAAAGCTACTCCACTTGTGATGAAGTCACTTGTCAAAACAGCATAACCACCTACGCCAATATCCGATTTTAACTCAGCAAGTGTCAAAGCAGAAACAGTGTTATCCGCATTGATGCGTAGATAACGTGTTGCACTTGGATTAGGTAGCGTTGCTATGTTAGTACCTACCGTCGTAAGTCCGATGCTGTCTTGTTTGCCGTTAAACGTTGACCAGTCAGCGCTACTTAATGCACCACGATTTGCAGCACTAGCAGTCGGCAAGTTAAACGTGTGCGTGCTTCCTGTGCTACTTATTGCAAAATCACTTCCCGCTGTGCCTGTGGCAAGATTTTGAACCTGCGATGTAAGACCATTAATTGCATTGATGCCGGTGCTGAGTGTTGTGATTACTTGGCATAGGTGGCCGTTCTCGGTGTGAAGTTTAAGGGTGCGCCCCGATGTAGTAACAAACACACGCAAAGCCAATCTATCGGTTAAAGTCATAACCGTTGCTGGTACTGCAAGGGCTGTATAATAGGCATCTATTACTGTCCCTTGTGTTATGCCTTCAGGCGTTGCAACATCGGTGGCTAAAAGCGTGAATGTTGTGCCGTCATACTTGTATAACTCAACGTAGAATGAAGGCGAGCCGCCACCTGAGGAGGCATTAAAAAAAAGTTCTAAGTTGAAGTTACCACCCGGCACAAGTAACACATTTGGATCATTAGCATCCGTAATGAATTGCGCAATCAAACCGTTCCCTTGTCCATTGGTTCGCGTGAAGTCAGTTCCTGCACCAAATACAGCCGTCTTGCTCATTTGGTAGTAGGTGCTTCCACCTATTGTACCTTGATTAATTGAGCCATTTAAGTAGTAGCTAACTGATGAACCACCTCCACTCGTTGTTGGGAAGTTGGCAAGTTGACCATCGCCACGCACGTATTGTGTAGCAAGTCCTGCACCCGTTATTGCAAGCGTACCCGCCGATGTAATTGGTGAGCCTGTAACATTAAAAGCCGAGGGAACAGTAAGAGCAACCGATGTAACCGTGCCACTTGTTATGGTTGGCTTGTTGAGTATCTGTGCAACGCCACTTGCGGCATTCCAGTCGCTATTGACTTGCGCTGCAGGTATTGTAGGCTTATTCAAGATTTCTGCAACGCCACTTACTGCGTTCCAATCCGAGTTGACTTGCGCGGGTGGTATCGTTGGGAATGTTTGCAGCGCACCACCACCATCGATGTATTGAGTGCTATTTCCTGCCGCTGTAATTGCCAACGTGCCCGATGTCGTAACAGGTGAACCTGAAACGTTAAAAGCTGCAGGTGCTGTAAGTGCAACTGAAGTTACTGTGCCGCTGCCGCCTCCACCACTTGGTGTCGATGCTATCCATTGCCCAGTGCTAGTGTTGAATGTAAGCACCTGCCCGTTGGTTGGTGTGGGTACGTTAACATCGGTTAAGCTATCAAGTGTTGAGGGTACAAAAGGCTTGTTGAGTATTTGCGCCAATCCACTAACCGCGTTCCAATCGCTGTTAACCTGAGCGGCGGGAATCGTTGGTTTATTTAGTATTTGAGCAAGGCCACTTATAGCGCTCCAATCTGCGTTGACAGGTGTAACTATGGTAGGCTTGTTTTTAATGAAGTCTAACGCGGCTGTGTTAACCTGTGTCCAATCCGATTGTATTTGTCCTGCAGGAATAGTCGGTTGGTTAATCAAATCGGTATAGCTTCCCGTAGTTGCAACCGTTGCAAGCGAGGGTTTATTTAATATTTGCGCTATACCACTTGAAGCATTCCAATCACTATTTACTTGTGCTGCGGGAATGGTTGGCTTGTTTAGGATTTCAGCTACTCCGCTGATTGCATTCCAATCTGAATTGACTTGTGCCGGTGGAATGGTTGGTTTATTCAATACTTGAAAGTCGCCACTCGTTGCGTTCCAATCGACAGGTGTTTGACGCAACCTGTTACCAACGCTTACAAGTACCCAGTACAAAGTGTTAGTAGGTAGTAGCGCGTCATTATTGGCGATGCATTGATATACATTGCCATTGTACCATACGCGATCACCTATTACATATTGGTTGCCCGTTGCTGTGGTGTGATTGACATTAAACTCGGTACTCACGTAGTCAACCGTTCCACCTGCCGCATCTATTGTAACCGAGCCATTGCCTAAGTCAGTAATGGTTATGTTCGTGCCATCAACTAAGTTTAGTTTTGTTTGCACAACATTGTCAACACCATTCGTCTGCAGCTCGATGCCATAACCCGTTCCTGTCCCGCCGCTACCACTTGCACCACCAACAGACCATATCGCAGGTATGTCACAAGCACTCCAGTCCCACGGTACTGAAAGCTTCAAAGTAAACGCAACACCCGTAACCGTGTTCTTTTGCTCCTCCATAAACGGTTCGAAGGTGGGTGTTTCAAGCAGCTGCACATCAAAGCCAAATAGTTCCAAACCATTCTTAACTTCAGCTATCAAGTCCTGCCCCAATCGGATGCAATCGCTAATTACTTCACGCTGATACTCGGCTTTATATTCTTTGTCGCGCGGTATGTCCGCAAACATGATATGAAAACTGAAGTTCATTGCACCTTGCACAGGCTCAATGGTATCAGGCGTGACGTGCATGAATGGATATTGATCGTCCTGAAGTTGGTCGCTCATATCAATTTGACCATGCGTGAAGCGTCGAATCAAAAAGTGTCCCGCTGCAAATGCCTCCAAGCGATTGATAAGAACGTTATAGCTATAATTGTAACTACTCATTAGCGTTGTCTTTTTCTCATTTCAATTTTTTGCGTGTACACATAGTCGGCTAAATATGTAAGGTGGGTGAAGACCTCATATACACCGCGCTCTGTTACCGCGTCAAACTTTGTTATGTCACGTTCGGCTAGTGATTCAATAATATGAAACCACCCGTATGCGGCTAAGCCGTCAGGGGTTGTTCCTGCGTCATCTCCTTCACTATCTCCGTTATCTCCTTGGCCAAATATTCGAGGGAACTGTTGTATAGTTCGATTTCTAAACTCGAAAAAAAAAGCAGCACATTAAGTACATGGTCAAGTGTTAGCTGCAATACTTCATCCTCATACTTGCGTTTCGCGTTAGGGTTGTATGCTTCTATATCGTAATACTTCCCGAACTTAGCTTTGATGGGGCGGTATAGTATGCACATCATCTTGTGTGCTGCCACGCCGTTAATCTTGCCGTCCTTGTATATGCCAGTGCAATGCGTATCAAGGTCGATGTATTCACCAAACGTTAGTTCGTTAAGGTTAGGAATAAACCCTAATTCGATTGCACCGATTCGCACCTTGCGTTCAAAGTCATTGCTACCTAACTTGATTGCAGCTTCAAAACGAATGATGATTTCATCAATGACTTGTGATTGTAACAGGCGAACCGCATCCATACTCTTGCCAGTGATCACCCGCACGCGCTCCATCTTATCGACTGCGTTTTGATAGTCGATGTATCTAGCAAGAGTTACCGCCTTAGCGTTTGCCGCTATGTTTAACTTAAGTTTCATGTTCCGTCTTATTGTAGTTTTTCCTTGTTATTTGTTACAAGTCTGAATGCACCTGGATAATAACCGGTGCTTTTGAATCACCTGCCATAGTCATGCGGGCTTGTTTTGGTTTGAAGTATTCGAGCAGCGCTGTGTAGTGTTTGATGTATTCCTCATCCTCCATTTCATTCATAATGCGCATACACTTGGCTGCACCTTCCTGCACAAACCATTCGCCCAACTCATTCCACATTTTGACCTTGTCGCTTACGGCACCAACGGGCCTGCCGTTTGGATTGCCTGATTTTCCTTTTATAAACATTTGTTACTTTTTGATAAAAACAATTTATTTCTGTTCATACTGCGCAATGCAGACAGCAATGCGCTGTTGCGAATCGGGAAACTCACCTTGCACTTTTGCATCGCTCATACAACGTGCAATGAATGCGCTTTTTGATTCGTCTGTTGTTGGTGTTGGTAGGGGCATGTTATTATTTGTTTAGTTTATACTTTTCCTAATTGTCTTCTGAATTCGTTTATTAGATCGCGGATGCAGGTTGCACACGCACTAGGCTTTTCATGTTTCTTTGTAATCTTACTGAACCAATAGTACAACAGCTGCAAATCGTCACGTTCAATCTTATTCGCCTTATGGATGCGTTGAATAAATTCATCTAACGCCGCAATCTCATTCGGTTCCCAGTCAATAGCGAACCATTTGTGCGCCGGGCATGACGTGAACCTGAACTTAGTCTTTACATCCATAAAGCAACCGCATAGTTTTATCTTTTCTTTGTAGTAAGTGACCTCGTTTTCTTCAGGCATGACGGTTCCACCGATTAAAGGTGTGCCGCATGTGCCGAATGTAGGTTGGTAGAACTTACATTTTTTGCAAGTCATTAGCCTCTCTCTCTGAATGTGCAATGGCGCGTTGAAGTTTAACATATTCTCTAATCTTTTTTAATGCCCTATGTATTGACGTGCGTAGGTATGGGTAGGGTATGCCCGTTGTAACGCTTAGTTCTTTGTAATCAAAGTCAGGTTTGCTGTATAGGCGCAACAGGATTGCATCAAACTCATGCATGCGCCCGATTGCGCTGTATAAATACTCACCATCTACGAACGCACCTATCCATGTCTCGTCCTGTTTACTATCTTCTACCTGTTTATCTACGTGCAAGTCGTAATACTTGCGGTATTTGATGGCGTAATCTGAGCGGTTGCTGTGCCAAGATAGCCAAATTGCCCTGTTGATGTATGCTTCTACTTTGCCCCGGCACACTATGTCTTTAATGTCCTGCTCTGGCCTATCCATTAACCTGGCAAGAACCTCGTGCAATAGATCACTACCCTTGTTTTTATCGTGTGCAAGCCTTGTGGCCTTATCAAGCCATGCCTCGTAGTACCTTGATATGTTGCTATTTATACAGCTATCCAATTATTTTTTCGAAATAATTTGCATACTGAAAATAGTTGCCTATATTTGTCCCCATCAATACAAAGGTAAACAAAAACAAACGCAATGAGAGAAGAAGATTTCTACACCGAAGACCACACATGCATCCACTGCGATTGGCAGGTCAATTATTACACCGAGGTTAAAGAATTAGCTTCTGCTTTATGGATTCAATACAATGCAGGTCTTGAAGGCGAAGACCGCGCGGCCTATTGGGATGCCTTTGTAGATGAAGCTATTGAGATTATAGCCAAAGACAAAAGCACAGCGACTACATGTCTTAATTGCTATTCACCATTCGAGTAAATAATTTAATCAATAAATACAATGACAAACGTTATCGAAGTAAACACCTACCACCCAGTGGTAAACGGTACAACCCAAATCACACTACCTTTCTTCTACACTTGTGGAAGCTTTGGCGACATCTATTGTTGCATGTCTGCTGACATGGTATTAACCACCGTTTTGAGTTACAGCACCAACAAGCAGATTGAAACGCGTAAATACGACGATTCAATGCAGGTGCAGTCAAGACTCGAAATAGATATGCGCGACAAGCGTTATCGGGCTATTGATGAGGCTGTATTCATGCACATTTTTAGCGAAGCACACCGAGAAGTGTTCTACGCTGTTAACCCTCAACTTAAACCAAAGCTATGAGAAAGCACAACGAACTGAACGGATTGATAGCGCGAACAGTGGGCAGTAATGCTGCCCTACTTCGTGCGATGCGTAAGAGCAGCACACCAATATCAGACCGTACACTATACAACTGGCTATATGATGCCAAGACCATCAAGCTTCAGCAACTCATTAACTTGTCGAAGGCTATGGATCTACCGGTGTGTGAACTAATCAAATCAATAACAATTAAAAACGAAGGAGATGAGTAATCCAATCAAAAAGAAAATGCGCAAGGATATGATTCCAAGTCGTAGTGATATCTTGTATATAGTAAAGCACTTTGATACACTTAGCTTTGAACAGTTACGCAGGAACTTAAACGTGAGCAATGCCAAACTTATACAATGGTGCAAGTTTATCTTCACTACCGATAAGAAGGAAGCTAAGTGGAATGAGATGAATAAGAAGCTCGATACTCTGGAGTTTCATGAAGAGTTCACCGATTCGATGCAAAGTGAATACGATGTTCACGACATACGCCGCGTCAATGGAAAGAACATGTACATAGTAAAAAAGAAAGTGGTTAATGAGAATCGTATGTGCTACCTGATTACTATCAATAATGAGAATAGCATGATAGTACGGTTTGATATACCTGTCGAGCGCACATCGGTAGCTTATTGTCCTGTGTCACTTGGCTGTGATTATGATGTTCACTCGTTAGGCCATTGGGAGTATCAACAGCTAGAGCATGATTTGCCCGTGATCCATTTGGAAGCGGATGAGGATTACATCGGTAAGTTTTGGTTAGCCATACATAACACTATGATGCATGAAGCATGAGGAAAGTAAAATACAGCAACGATGTGTTGAGTGGTTTAGGTATTCCTTCCCGCGCACATTGATTGCTTCATTTCCTAACGGGGTGTTCATTGGCGGTACACCAGTGCAACGGGCCAAACGTTGGAACATATTAAAGGCTGAAGGGGCCATGCCCGGTATGCCTGACTTAATGATATGCATTCCATCGGGCGGATACCACGCGCTGTTTATCGAGATGAAGACTGAGAAGGGAAAACTTTCAGACACGCAAAAAATCGTTCACGCACAGCTTATCAATGCAGGATACTGCGTCAAGGTGTGCAGGTCATTTGAAGAATTTACACAAACTATTAAAACATATATTAAATTATGATGGATGCATTAGCATTGCGTGAAAACGCACAGGCGCAATTAGCGCAAATCAAAACACTTGAATCGGGTGTTGATTATCTTAACAAAGTCAAAGCAATTGAAGTATGGGCGAAGGCAGAAAAGAAAGATGCCGAGCTGCAAAACATGATAGCTGAACAAAAGATACGCACGCAGCGAATCTTAGGACAATTGTTGAAGGAAAGTGATTTGAAAAGAGGTAACGCCCCCGGTAGTAATAACAGAGAAATTGTAAAGTCGAAAGATACGACTTTACAAAGTTTTGGAATTAGCAAAGATGAAAGCAGTACATTTCAAAAGATTGCCGCACTACCTGAAGAAGTGTTTGAACGCGAGATAGCAGTTGCCAAAGAAGAAAGCGAAAAGCGTGTTGAACTAACTACGAGCCGGGTTTTGTTTGCTGCTAAGGAGTACGAGCAACAAAAGAAGAAAGACCAGCACAAACAAGATGTCATGGACAAGCGTGTCCAAAACATTTTTAAAGATAGTTTTATAAATGGAGATTGTCTTGCTGTTTTAGAAACTATACAAGATAATTCTATTGATATTGTTATTACTGATCCACCTTACGGTATTTTGTACAAATCAAATCGATCTAAGTTTGAGGATGCAATTACAAAGCGTGGTTTATTAAATGATGGTGCTGATGAAGCTTTTACCTTACTTAATAAAACATGTGAAGTATTAAGTCGCAAGTGCGCTGAAAATAGTCATCTGTATTTTTTTTGTAGTTGGTCTGTATTTAGTCAATTTGAAAAAATCATTTCAGAATACTTTATAATTAAGACACCGATTGTTTGGGATAAGGGAAATAAAGGCAGCGGTGATTTGGAGAATGATTGGGGCAACCAAACGGAAATCATTATCTTTTGCATTCAAGGTAAAAAAACTATCAATTACCGACGCGGTAATATACTTAGCGTTCCAAGATTGCATAGTAGCAAGATGGTTCATCCAACACAGAAACCTATTGAACTAATTAATGAACTTCTGAATGTAAGTTATTTTGAAGGTGATTTTGTAGTTGATCCATTTATGGGTTCAGGCACAACCATTCATGCCTGTAATGCTAAATCTATTCGCACATTGGGTATTGAATTAGACAATGAAATGTTTGAAATTGCTAAATCTTACAATCATGAATAATGTTAGAGCATTAGAAAAAAAGTACCATGCCGATATTGGTACTCATCTACGTAAATCCTTGCGCGGATTTCACGAAAGATATGCTATCATGAAACCGTCCACAGAATTTCAAGATGGCAACTATTCTTTTGATTTGATATACCAGCTAAATTTTGTCGTATCTGTGCGCATCAGGCAGCATAAATACATGAAGTATAAAGACATGACAATAAGGTATAAAAGCAAAGGTGGTGGTCTTACTGAATTTGATAAAATTAAACAGGGTTACGCGAAAGTTTATTTTTACGCATATGAATCAGAAGACAGAAATAGTTTGGTAAAAGTAAGAATTGTAGATGTTGATGCTATTAGAAAATTAATAGCACAAGAAAGATATTCAGTTTACAAAAATGATGACGGCACTGAATTAGCGACTTTTCGGTTTTCAGATATTGCTACTTTTGGTGGCGCAATCTATCAATACGATTAATACAATAATAACATGGCACAAGACCCGGCATTTCTTTTTTACTATCAAGATTTCTTAGTAGGCACTGACGATATGGACAATGATGAAGTGGGGGCGTACATACGCTGCCTATGTCATCAGGCATCAAAAGGATGCATTAGTGAAAAACATATGATGAAGATATGTTTAAGACAAGATGTGTACACGAGCGTATC